GTAGGTGCCGAAGTTTATGCCGGAAGAAAGATTTACATTGGTGACGCCCACGCTGCCAGTCGCATCCCGCGCCACGATGGTCGATGCCGTATCCGCGCTTGTCGCATCCGTGGCGATGGTCACAGGTGCCGATCCGTTGTAGGATGTGCCCGTAAGATGCGTTGCGTCGATGGTCAGTGTGTCGAGGTTGCTTCCTAACGCTATGCCGGAGATTGTGCTGTTCGCCAGATTGGAATTCGGTATGCCTGTTGGAAGCCTAGCGATGGCAACCGTTCCACTGGTGAGATTCGAGGCGTTGGCACTGAAAGTCTCAGCGTTTGATTGTGCTGTCGCCGCCGCACCTGCCAAATCAAAGTATGAGGTTGGCTCAAGCGCCGCAGAACCAAGTCCAGCCACCTGCGCGTTTGGTAGATTTCCAGTTACCCCACCCGCTCCCGAGGCAGCAAGATTGATTGCGGGAAGTCGCGCAGCAGCCACAGTTCCAGATGTTTGATTGGAACTGTTAGCGGCGAACGTCTCAGCCGAGGTCAGAGCCGCCGCTGCTGCCCCAGAGGGATCGTAAGCCGTAGACGCAGTAAACGCAGCTGTGCCAAAGGTTCCTCCCGCTGCTGAGGTAAGAGAAGATGCAACTACACTGGCGGCTAAGGTTGTCCCTGTGATTCCAGCAGCAGGGGCATGTACCACCGTTGCCACTTGCGGCCCATTTCCCGGCCCCGCCGTCACATCGCCCGTAAGTTGGGTAATTCCTCCGGTGATCGAACCATTCAGACGCTGCCCGTTTGTATCTGTGACCGACCACCCATTCTCGCTGAACGTTGCCGTGCTTCCAGCCGCGAGCGTGAATGGGCCAACAAGTGAATTAGCCCCAGCCGAACCGGACAGGAATAGCTGAACGCCCGATACTGAGCTTCCCGTACTGTTCGTCACCGAAATCGTCTTGATGATGTAGGACTGGCCAGAAGTGACAGTGAAAAGTACCGCCGCTGATGCTGGCAACTGTCCTTGATAGAGCTTGCCCAGCGTCTCCGCGCCCGTCGTCGCGTTGACTGACACTCCCGTCGCGGTGACAGTGATTGCTGCTGCCGTGCCTGCAACTCCATCTAGCGTGTCTGTAGACCCAATAACTAGCATTTAGCCTCCTGAAAATATGTTAGACCAGCGAAAGGCTAGACTGTCCGCTGCTGACGCGTTAACTGTCACAACGCCAGTTCCCCCGGATGGGCTGATTGTGACGTTCGTTCCTGCCACAAGCTGCGTGACTCCGGTTGCCGGAGTGCCTGTAATCTGCGAGTAAGGCAGTGACAAGTCTGAAAGCGTGGTCAGCGTAGAGTTGCTCGTCGCGGTGATGTTCGCCGCTGTTCCAGTGGTATTCTGGTTTAGGGTTGGAATCAGTGTAGCGGATACAGTGCCGCTGGATAGATTCGATGCGTTCGATGCGAACGTCTCAGCGTTGGACTGCGCTGTCGCCGCTGCACCTGCAGCGTCCGCTCCCACGTTAGCCGCCGTTAGAACGACGACTCCAACAAGTCCATTCACGCTCCGCACTAAAGCAGCAGGTAGCTGTGCCTCTGTCGCAACCCCGCTTATATCCGCGAATGCTGGCTGCGTGAGTTGAGGTTCCCCGTTGTCGTCAATCGAACTGATCCATTGATGTGCGACCGCCGCAATCGCAAAAATGCATCCAATCGTAGTGGGAGAAGGGTAAGGTAGCGAGTTTGGCGAAAGATTCGCCTGTTGGTCGAATGCCTGGTTGATGAGTTGGGTGAGATTTTGCATCCACTTGATGAACGCAAAGGTCGCTTGGCCTGTTTTCGGGTCAAACAACGGGCCGGAGGGTACGGTAGTCGAGAGAATCGCGCTCTGCACGCTCATGCTTGCGTCGCTCCTTGGCCCAGCCTTAGGTACGCATCGACTATCGCAACAGGGAATGCATCAGTGATAACCAGCTCATATACCCGATAGCGCGAGTTTCCCAGCCTTCTCCAGATGGCACGCGCATTGTATTCGCCAGCCAATCCTAACCCTCTCACATGCTGATTGCTCCACGTCCTGCCTCGGTTATCGCTAAATCGCAGCACGGCCTGGGGCGGTCTGGGGTTTCCTTCTCCGTCAGTCAAAGGCGGCTGCGGTCCTAATCCCATGTCGAAGTCCACTGTAAGCTCCGCATGGTAGATTCTGGCCATCTCATTGATGATCGTGGGCGTGCGGCGCAGCCTGCGAATCATGTTGCCGTTATCTTTGTAGGTTCCCATGCTCATTTGGTAGAGATTGCCGGTCGCCCAATCGCCCACCAAATGCATCCCAAAGGCGTAAGTGTGATTCCAGCTGGCGTGCGGTCCCCACGTCCCACTTTCCGTATTCCACGATGCCCGCTTATGCCACAAACCCTCCACCACGTCATAGCACCATGACCAATTCGAGCCGGGAACGTACAGAATCCAGAAAATATGCCCAGCATCCACGTAGGCATACGAGGTCATGGCCTGAATGTTCGCCAGCGTGTTGGTTCCAAGGTCGGTTTCCACTGCATAGGTCGAGATGCGTTGCGGCGTATAGCCATTGGAGCGCCAAGCCGACAGTGCCCCACGCTCGTCCTGATCGACCCAGAACAGTGAATTGTCCAGTCGGCAAGGAACAAACGTCGCTGCGCAGCCCTTTTCGATCATCGTGCCGGGAATCACGTCAAACACTTCCGCGCTGCCGGTGTCTTGATAAGGCTGACTCCGCCACGTTCCGAAGATCCACGGCTCGCGGTGGTTGCATAGGATTGACACGATGTTGTCAGCGAAGACTTCTACTTCGCTAATCAACAGACCAGGCCATATCGTTCCATCGAGAAGCTGTGAGGTTTGGAACCTGTTGCTGTTGGCGAACATCACCACGAAATAGCTGTCAGAATAGTCTGCTCGCAACGGAGCTCCGGCGAGTTGCGGCGTCACATTGAGGAGCTGCAACCCTTTATCTTGCCAGACAAGCGTCCCAGAACCGTCAGGCGTTGTCCCGAGCGTATCATTGAACGCTGGGATAGTCGCTCCCGAAGTTCCAGCGCTTCCATTCGAGGCTGACTGGTAAATCCATACCAGCGTTCCGTTGTCTGATGTCGTGGCTGTCCCGAAGACCGGTACTGCGGTCCCTGAAGTCCCTGCGTTGACTGCAAGCCCCTGGTCGCTCCATACCAGCGTTCCGGTGCCATCTGGTGCCGTACCGCCTGCATCGTTGAAGATTGGAATGGCCGCGCCCGACGTGCCTGCATTACCAGCCGCAGACCCCTCGTAGAACCAGAATAGCGTGCTTCCAGTGACATCGGCGGTCGCTCCATCCACTGCCCACACCGGAACAGTCGTGCCCGATGTGCCCGCATTGCCTGCCGCGCTCGCCTGATAGGTCCAGACAAGCGTTGTTCCGTCCGTCGTCGTCGAAGACGTAGCCCACACTGGTACAGCACTCCCAGACGTGCCGGCCGTCGTCACTTGCTGAATGTTTCCGTTACTGTCAACAAGCTGAAACCCGAGCGCATAGACCGTATTCGCCACCCAAGCGTAGGCATAAGCCTTCTGGAGATTGCCGTTGGCATCGACGATCTCTGCACCTAAAACATAGGTTGTGCCGGCTGTCCATGCCGCTTGCGTTGCCTCCTGAATGTGCCCAGCGCCATCAACAATCGCAGCGTTCAGCGCGTATACGGTCGCTGCGGACCACTGCGCCTGAGATGCCTTTTGAACGTTCCCATTGCCGTCAACAATCTCTGCACCAACCGAATAGACTGTGCTCGCTGCCCATGCCGCCGCGATAGCCTTCTGGATATGCCCGGCCCCGTCGAGAATCAGCGCATCAACCGTAAAGGCCGTGTTTGCGGCCCATTGTCCGGGTGCCAAAGTGTAGCAATATGCCTGCCCATTCGACACAATGAACAATTGGTTGACGTTGTTGACCATCGATACAGGCTTACCGTCACTGCCAACATAGCCAATCGCAGTCCGAACGCCGGTCGATGAAACTTCATAGAGGGTGTCTCCGTCTACCCCAAACAGGCGGCTGCCCGTCCACCAGTTACCGCGATAAGGGCCGCCGTTTGTGTCTGCGGAGAAGATCGAGAGTCCAGGTGTTCCGAAGTAAGCCTTTAGGCCAGCAGCTGACTCCCCACCGTATGCCTTATTTGGGACAATCTCAGCTTGAGATTCTACCGACTGAGGAAAGAGATTAATCGCCTCCTCGTCTGCGACCGACGTTGACCGCGCCGTGTAGCTTTCTCCGACGAATCCGATCCTCACTTCGTGCTCCCACCCGGCTGGGCTGAGACATAATTGAAGCCGCCGCGAGAACCCACTCCAGGCATTCCAGCATCTCCAGTATCCGCTTTCGGAGAGAAGATGTTGTTGCTCTGGACAGCGCGCAGAGCGTCTTTCTGGAGTCCAACTAACTCAGGGCTGGCTTGCCGCTCAAACGACGGGCAAAGCGCAATTGCCAGCGTGTATGCGATGCAGTCCCAATACCCAGGAGGCATTGTGAACGTGGCGGCTGCCGTCGGCATCTGGCCGATAACTCCCCGCGTTTGAATCAACACTCCATTGACATGATTCGGCACCGGCCAGAAGTAAATCGAGCCATTCGGCCAGTCTGGTTCATAGTAAAAATCCGTCGGAACGCTGGAGGTAACGTTCTTTACGAGTTGTGCAGCCCACCAATCCTTATCCCGCTTGTTGAGCGGAATCTCCACTTGATTTACACCGGGATTCAGCACAAGGCCAATCGATGGAATCTCCACCGGACGCTGATTGAGAACAAAAGTTCCAGTCGGTCCAATGGTTTGCGGGGCTAGATTCGCGGTAAGAGTGAATGCGCTAAAAAGGTTTGCATACACCATCGTCCGCTTGGCGTTGTAGGTGTCGATAACCCTTTGGAGCTTCTGCAACACCCACGCCTGGTCATCAGACGACAACTGCTCTCCGCTCGCCAATGCGCCGATTTCCTGGGCAGCAGCATTGATGAGCGAAAGAGCGGTTACGGTGATGGAGTTCGCTGTCACTTACGCCACCTTGCGGTTGTAGGCGCGTTTTGCGCGCTGTTCCTCGATCTGGTCGTCCACGCGGCTCGCTTCATTCGCATACTGTGCGCTCAGAGGCTCGTGGCGCTCTTCTGTGAACGTCGGAGCTTCTGTGCTCCATCCGGTAGCGACGGCTTCCTGCAACCCCTCTTCCGATTCCACGATCTTGGTTACAACCTTCGCAGGAACATGCACCGTTTCCATGCCTAGACTGTTCGGCTTCGGCTTCTGCTCGTCGCGAGACGGGTAACTGTGCTCCAAGTCGTAGACCATCATTGGGAACTTCTGGTAGCGGTACTGCGCCTTCGGAGGGTTGTTGAGGTCGTGGATAGTCATCTTCCGCGCTCCCGAGTCATGCTGGGCGAGAAGCTGACGCATGGTAGAGATTTCAGATTCAGATAACTGCTGTGTTGGCATGGTCACTCCATAGCAGGCTGCAAGTTGATCTTGCTTGGCCTGTTTTTCGGTTACGCCGGGCGGCGGGATGAACTTCAGTGGGCGATACGTGCCCGGTTCCGGTATCGGCACAACTACTCCGCTGGCTTGTCTTCGGCAACAATCGCGTCCGCCTCTGCCTGCGTCGGCAGCGCAGCGTCAGGGTTTGGCGATTGGCTCACATATTCAGCCTGAATCCCGTAAGGATCGCCAACCTGCGAAAAGCCGGTGTCCCATTTGTCCTGGTACCGCTCAGTTCCCGATCCATCGCACGGCTTGTCTTCGGAATGGTCATATTCGTCCAAAAGCGAGACGAACTGGCTGACCGTCGCTTCCTGCAAAATCTTCGCCGCAAGCAGTTGCGAGATGAACTTCGCACGACTCTCGCCGTTATACTGGCATACGTCTGCAGGACTCAGCTTGTAGCCTTGGTCGACGAAAGATTGCTCCTCTTCAGGAGTGTGCGCGATAGCAATCTTGTGGTGCTCGGTCGTGTACTCGGGGTGGTACACCATCTTTGGATATTCCTGAAAGTCCATAACGTCTCCTGAAAAGCTGGACGCACCCCCGAAGAGATGCGCCCTTTGAGTTAGTACGCCAACGAGCCCAGGCTGTAGAGCGTGTATGTTGCACCGTTGCCGTACGCATCACCCGTCGCAGTCACCTGAAGCATGAAGGTGCGCTGGTTGAGTGTAGTGATCGTCAGGGTGTCTCCCGTGTTCGCGGTTCCACCAACACCAACCGCGATGGTCAGCGTGGCGGTGCCGTTGTTGCGAATCGTGAAGAAGATGCACGTCCCTACCTGCGCCCCTTGAATCTGAGGAACAAGGAGTGCCGCAGTGGGGAGGGTATCGCTGAATGCCGTGTTTGCGGTGTGGATGATGAATCCGCCCAGCAAATCGGAGAACAGCAGGGTTATGAGGCCCGTCGCGTACTTCACAATCGTGAAGATCTCAGTGATGGGGTTGGAGAAAAACTGTGCCTGTGCCTGAGGCGTAAAGCTCGGGATCACAGGTACCGCGACGGAGGGGATGGTTTGGTTAGCGTTGTTTGACATCAATTTCTCCTGACACCGTGTTCTGTTACATGGTAGTAAGGTCGCCGGTTTACATTTTGTTCCGAGTAGGTAGACCAGCGGCAATTATCAGGAGAATAGCCCTTTTCATTGTCGATCCTATCGATTGAGAGTTTAGCATCGCCACTTAGGACTTCATAGCGGTTTTCTTTCGCCCAATCATAGAATGCCTGGAAGTTCTGCCGCCACTCTTCACAAAGCTGGATGCCGCGACCACCATACATCGGATACTTTTTGTCTTTGGGGTTATAGCAACGTTGAATCATGCCTTCCCACACTGAATAGAGCTTGTGGTTAGATAAGCCATGCTTTCGGTTATGAAAACGCTCTTTATTGAGGCATCCACAAGACTTGGTATTTCCTCTCAGAAGAGAGGGGGAACATACCAAAGTAGTGTTTCCGCATTCGCATAAGCAATTCCACATGATGCTTCCAGTGTTATCCCGAGCTGCTGATACGGATTGCACTGTTAGCCTCCCGAAAACTTTGCCTTCAAGATTCTTTTTCATACCACCCATGATGGCCGCTCCTTTTACGGCTACGACCATCATATCATGGTATCACGCACCTGCTACAACTACAGCTCCGTTATCCTGGTAGAGGTTGCCCAAACCGAAAAGTGAGTCCATGCGGTTGACTTGCACTGACCGAACGGGGTCCCACGCCTTGACCTTGCGCACCGACAATCCGGTGTCAGGGTCCTGCGCTGTCCCGCTTTCCTCTACCGCCTTCGGCACATACAACTTTGCGCCGACGATAGCAAAGGCTTGACGAGTGAGATTCAGGCCGAGCGTACCAACCTTTCCGTTAGGTGCGGTCGTACCAGGCCACAGCGTCAAAGCCGCTACGCTTGCTGGAAGCGCATCGACGTTCTGATACTGCGAGCCGGGCCCGTAGATGGGAGGCAGGAAGTTGATCACATCCGCGTTCCCACCAACAGCCGTAAGAGCCTGCGTGATGGTGAACACCTTGGGTGCGAGCTTGCCGGGAATGCGCCGCGTCATCGGGTTGACGAGATTGACGTTGGCGATGGAGAACTTGTCCCCAATCGAAACCGTATCGCCAGCAGTGAAGCTAACCGTAAGCGATGTGCCGCTCTGGTTCGCTCCATACACCGTGACAGCACCGGCCCATGTTCCAGCTGTGTGCGACCATAGCGACTGCGACTCGTAGAACATCGACGCGCCGAGTTCACCAATCACGCCCTCTTTCCATGCCTTCGTGATTTCGTCGGCTGGGTGGAATATGGTGGTGATGTTGGTGCCCAAAGTCGTCATCATGCTCGACGAAATCAGCATTGCCCGCTTACCCAGCACGCCAGCCGCATTCTCTTCCATGCGCTGCCGGGCCGTATAGTAAGTCGTCACGGACGTTGGATCGGTTCCGAGAGCGCCAACGGTCATGCTGGCATTCTGCGAAGCCCACAGAGCGCAACGAGAGTCGCATTCCTGAGCAAGAGCAGCGGCGGCCGGCTCGAAATACTGCTCTTCAAGCTCCTCCTCCGAGCGCTCCAGCCGGACGGCAACTTCGTAGTCGTCCCACTCGAAAGCTACCTGCATCCACTGGTCAAGATTGACAGCGGTCTGCAAGCGGTTGATCCCCTGCGGTTCATAGCCCATACCGTTCGTCACGGTAAAGCGCTGGGGGAATTTGACCGTTACCTGTGATCCGGGTGCGAACTCCTTTTTGAAGTCCTTCTCCCATGAACGGTTGAAGTATTCCGCAACAATCAGCTTATTCAGCAGAAGCCGCAGTACCTTCAGCGATACCCATTGCGTGTTGAGAAAATTGTTTGCCACTTATCACACTCCACGTCGGCGGCGTAGATCCTTCGCATTCTCTGCCTGCATCCAGGCTCGGACTGCGCTGGGATTGCCACGCTCAATTGCGGAAAGTGCCGTAGCCGCCGCGTCGCCACCACCAGCCCCACGGCTGGCAATCTCGATAGGAGGTTCCGGTGCGCTTTCAGGTCCACGTTTTGCAGGAGCGACAGGCTCTTCCTTGACGAATTTCCCGTCTTCACCCTTTTCAGGGGTTGGACGGCTCGCCTTATCAAGTTCCTCTCGAATGAGGTTCTCTGTTACCGCCAGATACCGGATTGCCTTGCCAGGGCTTGTCTGTGCCATCTTCACGAATGCCGCGAGTTCGTCGCTGTCGCTTCCAATGGTGTAGAGCAAATCTGGCAAAACTTCCGAATCGTTGAGCATCTGGGAGATGACCGGAGCAACTTTCGCCTCGGTAATCGCCTTCAATGTCGGGAACATCACCTCATCCAAATTGTCATACCGGCCACGAGCCTTTTCTACTTCAGCCTTCAGTGCGTCTTGCTGCGCTTGAACTGCTCTGCGCTGCTCTCCGGCAACTTCGCGCTGTTCGGCTTTCCAGTCGGCTAGATCCTCGGTAAAGTCCTCGTATGTTGCATAAGGCTTCCCGTCTGAACCTTTGCCATCCACTGTCGGCTTCGGGCGCGTTGCTTGCACTGGCTTCGGATCGCTTGCCGGCTGAGGTTCCGGCTTTTTCCCCTCAAGATTGGCTCCCTTGCGAATCTTCTCAATGGTCGATTCGAGCTCGGCAATCCTCTGTTCAGCGGTCTTAGGCTTTGGTCGTGTCGGTGTCTCCTGCTGCCTTGGCGTGGTCGCTTCGCCTGGTTCGACCGTGGGTGCCGATTCCGTCTTCGGCTTTGGTATTTCACCGTTGACGCGCCACTCCGCATATTCGGAAGTGCCACTCTTCGGTAATGCGATGGTTTCAACCACTGGCGCGGATTGCGATTCCGCTACGGCTGTCGCTGTATCACTCATGGTTGCTCCTGCCCTTTTTACGTTAGGCGAACGAAAGTTACATTATTGCTACTTCATGCGTTACAATAATCCACATGAAGAAGATCAATCTCGTCGGACAGCGATTCGGAAGACTCACTGTAATAAATACCTCTACACCACTCGGCAAGAAAACTACATGGCTCTGTTCTTGCGAATGCGGAAATGATATCACGGTGCGCGGAGAATGCCTTGCTCGGGGTACTACTAAATCCTGCGGGTGCCTCAATTCCGAACTTTCCAGAGGACGGCTTCTCACTCATGGATGCCGAAGAATAGCTGAATACAGAACATGGACTGATATCAAAACTCGATGCTCCAACCCGAAAATAAAGAACTTCCACCGCTATGGCGGCCGGGGTATATCGGTGTGTGATCGTTGGATCCAAAGTTTCGAGACCTTCCTCGCAGATATGGGCCACAGGCCTACATCCCAGCATTCCATTGATCGAATCGACAATGACGGCAACTATGAGCCCGGCAACTGCCGTTGGGCTACAAAGTCCGAGCAAGCATTCAATCGTCATAACGGCCCTCGTGGAAAGTACAAGACTAAGAAGTGGGTGGCTCTTCTGGCTGTTGCTGCTGATTCTGAGTAGCATCCTGCGCTGATTGAGCAGACTGCTGCTGAGCCTGTTGTTGGCCCATATTTTGCTGATGTTGCTGGTCTACGGCCTGCATAGCAGCTTCGTGAGCAGAATCATGGAACTGGCTCTCCAAATCATGCACCATGCCCTCACGTTCGGTCGTCATCTGCGCCTTTGTACCAATCTCGGCAACAGCGAGCTTCGTTTCGCGGTCCTTGTCCGCTTCGGTCATCTCCACCGCGTGCTTCATCATCTCAAGCTCTTGCTTGGCCTTCATCTCGATGACCTTGCCTTGACGCTCAAGCATAAGCTTCTGCAAAGTTCCGTTCATCTCGTCCATCTGCTGCTTCATTTGGGCGGCTTGCTGCTGCATCTGGCCCAACTGCGCCTGCGCTCCACCGTTCTGCGGGCTGATGATGTCCGCCATCTGGTCGCCAAGGGGTCCAAGCTGTTTCAGCCGGATTCCCAGCGCCACAATCTGCGCATGCTGTTGCGGTGTAAGAAATCCCATCTGCGGAAGGTTCTCAAGCAATGTATCGACGAACTCGCTGCCCTCTTCGCGCTGAGACTCATGCGACGGACCGGCACTGATTGTGACTTGATAGCGGCCTTTGTCGTCAGCAATGGGGAAGTGATATGGGTGCTCTGGATCGGTATCGTCGGTCATTGTGGAATCAGTGTTGATCGTAACGAGCTTGTGTTTTCCGTCAGCTAACCGTACCGGCTTATCGGTTTCCCCTACATCCGTCGCTGGGAGCCAGTGGTTGATGATTCTGCCAGTCAATTTGATTGCGCGATCATATGAATCGACAAGGTGATAGCTTCCCACGGCCTGCTCAGACTGAATCTTCTCCAACGCCGTTCCGGACTTCTGGTTCTGACGCTGCGCTGCCGTCGGCAATGGTGAAATGCCCATTGCAGCCTGAATTGCTCGCCTGCAGATGTCGGCACCCACACTGTAGGCTTGGAAATCAGGTGTCAGTGGCGTTCTCTGCGGAGCTGGAAGTGGATTGTTCGCTGCATCCACGATCATGTCGTACTGTAAATACGGGTGATATTGCTGGTTCAGCGTGTCCCAAGCGTCCTTGTCTGTCTCAAACTGCCCAACCGCACCGATAAACGATGATTTCGGAATCTGTCCGCAATTCTCCAGCATCGAACTCATCACGTAGGCGAGAGCCTTCTGAGGATCGCGCGCCAGAGATACCAGCGAAATCAGCACACGCTCTGCCTGCCCCCCACCATCGGCATAGTCCACCCACAGTTCCTTTGCAAACACCGGCACAATCGGGATATACGGTCCCGGCTGCACCGCTCCCTTGCGTAGAATCTCTACCCCATTGGTAACATACTGCTGAACCGTGCGCGACTGTACTTGGCGATCAGCTTTCCCAACCTTCTTATAGCTGGTCTTGACTTCCCAATAAGAAGCCAGCAAAATCGACTTCCCATCCCACCAATAGCTCGCGTCATCTCCAAAATCATCGGCTACAAATGACCGCTTCTCCGCATTTGGGTAGTCGGCCTCAAACTCCTCCAGAGGCATCCTGTCCAATTCAAACGCCCACTTGATGTCCGAACCGTCAAGCTCTTTGTAGTCAGGGTCAATTAGCACCGAATCAGGGTTTTGGACAGGAAGCACAAGGATTTCCTGTTCGTCGGAGTCGTCCGAGACATACGCCCTGGTGACTCGCCAATAGCCGATATTCCGCTCCACCGCTCCCTGTAGACCGCAGATATAGACTTGGGAAGCGCTGCACGCGTACTCAATCGCCCGAATGCGGTTCTCGCGGTACTCAGCAAGCTCTTCCGTCGCATCGCTGCCGGCTGGATCAACCTTGATGCCACGGGGATTCTGCCGTGCTGTGTTCACTACCTGGTTGATGTACTGGTTCAGCTCGTCTGGACAGACGGTAGGACGGCCTTTGCGGGCTTGCTTGTCTTCCTCGCTCCAAGGATCGCCAGCCACGTACCGCATGTTGAGTTGGCCTTCGGTGCGGTTATGCTTCCACCGATTCATTCCGTACCGATACCGCTGCCTTATCCGCTTTAGCAATTCTTCGTTGGCGGTTCCAAGATCGAGGTCTTTCTCGGCCATTAGTTCACCACCCGCAACTCAGTTGGGCATTCCGGGCAAATCTCATGCGGCTTCTCCGCTTTGTAGTTGTAGATCCAGCCCCTGACGCGCGCTTTCATCACCACATCCACGTTCGTGTCTCGGCCAAACGCAAAGAATTGCTCCGTCTTGTGGCATACGTGGCAGGTCAAGGTAAGCGTCTTGGTCGCAACTTCCTTCGCAACAAGCACTTCGACAGCCTGAAACTCGTGCAGGTTGCCTTTCTCATCCATCGTTGGCAGCCGTTCGCGCTCAGCCATCTGCTTTGCGCTCACAATGTACTTGTCCATCGGCTTAGCCTTGAACTTCAGGAAGGGCCGCACAGCCTCATAGATAATCTCCCGCAAATGCGGCGGCGCGCTCGTCAGCTTCGTCTCCAGGTCCTTATGGTCACGAATCGAAGGGGCCAGCCGCATCAGCTTGCGGAGGCTACTTTCGGCCTGCATTGTCTCACTTGACACCGGACTTCTCCATGCTTCCAAGTTGGCGAGGCGAGGTCGTGGTGGTCTTGAATTGAGTGGGCGTAGGCTTCCATGCCGCACTCGGCATCCGCTGCAGCATTGAGGCGATCTTAGGCGCAGTCCAAGCCATTAGTCCTCCGCGCCGTCTTTTCCTACGCCGTCTTCGTTCTCTTCGCCGTCCTTCTCGTCAATGCCCAGATGGTTGGCGACGTGCGCCAGCATCTCATGGCCTTCACCCTTGCCAAACACATGATGCTCAGGCTCTTCGTAGCCTATGCTCATGCCAGAATGAGCCTTGCTGTCCTTGCTCATCTTCGGCTTGTTGTGGTGAGTGACGGTAAATCCGCCATTCTCGGACGGCTCAATCTCAATCTTGCGGACTTCGCGATGCTCTTTCTTTTCCTCTGCCACTTTGTTCTCCTTGCGGGCAGGTAGTTTCTTGCCCTTGGATGCTGCGTTCCATTCGTCCACATCTACACCCTGAGCCTCTAGCTTACCGCGATTGGCATTGAAATACCGCTCCTGCGCTAGTGACTCGTAAGGCATCTATTTGCCCAAAACCTTATTAGCCTTGCGCCTGATCGTCTCGGCCTGCGACTCTGACAGCGAGCCAGAATCAACCCCCTGCGTTGCGCGGGCCTTGGCTGCTACCGCATGACCACGATCCTCAACCGGAAAGCGTCGCCCAGGCAATGCGAACTTGCTGGCTGGAATGTGTTTGCGAGCTGCAGCGTCTAGTTTCATCTCATCCCCATGCCGATGGTCTCGACTTTGGTGCTGGTATCTTCGGTTTCGGTGGTGCAACCTTCACTCCGAATGTCATAGCAAGACTATCACCGAAGTCTGGGCTGTCTACTCCGCGGCTACGCATATCGTCCTTGCTCTCCAACACTATACACCCACGCGTTGGGTGATACCCATAGTCAGGCCCAGTCAAGTCAGTCTCAATCTCTGGATCGTCGGGAATCTGCCCACCTTCCAGCCAATCCCGCGTGTCTCCCCACACTTCTGCACGCTTGTTCAGGTATTTGTCAGGGTCACTCGCTGGAATCCCGCCATGAAACTCCACCAGCAGCGTCTTACGATCATAGCCGCGAGCCTTCAGGTAGTCGTACACAGCGCCACCAATGCCGTCGCCATCAATCACCACCGCGTCCGGCTTCTCTCGGTCGATAGCCTCCTGAACCATCCCGCCCAGCTTCTGCGTGTCCATCCCATAGAACACGCCTTTGGCTTTCCCGCCGCATATCTCAGCCTTACGCCCTTGCCGCTTGAAGATAACAGAGCGGTTATCCCCAAATCTGGCTACATCCACCGCCAGAATGACAGGCATCGACTGATATCCATCCACCACCCGCTTACGCGCTTGCGCAACGATGTCGCCGGGGATAAATTGCGTACTGCCACCACGTGGAAACTCCCCACGGATGCGCACACGAGCTCGATCACTATCCTCTCCCCACTCCGCAATCTGTGAATCCAGTAGTACTTTGTTGGTCCCTTCGACGGTGCGAGAGTCAATTTGACGCTTATGCCAGCGGTTTGCTCCGGTAATGGCGCGGTAGAAGGCTCCGACGTTTCGTGTGGGGTTCCCGAAGGCAATCCAGATGATTTCCGTGTTTTCATCGGTCAGCGCCCCCTCAATCGCCTCCCAGATTACATCATCGATTGAGCTGGACTCATCAAACACAATCACAATGCGCTTGCCTTCGTTGTGGGCGCCCTGAAACGCTTCCGGTTTCTTTGCATCCCACGTGATGAAATCAGCACGCCACATTGCCTGGTGCTCAGGATCTTTCACCCGGATCGACGTTGCGTTGATGTCCCACCAGTGCTGATTGATACTCAATCTAAACCACTTCTGGACCTCGGGGACTGTCTTAGTGGCGAGTTGTGTACCTGTGCCGGCTGTAACAATGATCTTGCAGTCCTCGCAGGTGCTCATTGCCCACTCAATCACCATCGCAATCAGCGCAGACTTGCCGATACCATGTCCGCTTGCCACAGCAATCTGGTAAGGCTGATACCGTGTCTCTGGGTCGGCCAGGTGCGCTTTGATACCCTCAAGCTCTTCCTGTTGCCATGTTCGCGGGCCGGGAGCCTTCAGTTTGGCTGAATCCCACGGGAACACGTACTTAGTCAGCCCAACAGGGTCAAGCGAGTAGCTTCCAACGTCGGAAGCCAACTCAAGCTCTTCCTCTGCAAGACCGCCCTTCATGCCTTAGCCCGCTTGCGAGCCTCCGCTATCGCGTCCGCCAGGGTTATCGACCCCGAAACCTCTAGTTTGTCTGTAAATAGTCTCAGGTGCTTCCCAAGTAACTCTAGGCTCTCGCGCTTGGGTGCCAACTTGAACTTGGTCCGCAATACCAGTTTGCGCTCTCCATCGCCGGCCCCTCCGGTCGTATCCACCGTAATCTCTTGGATGGCTGCCGCATGATCACGAGTGAGCTTGGCGTAATCAAAGTCGGCGAGCTGGCCTTTCGCGTCCACCGTCATGAAATCCTTCATGTTGGCGAACCCCATCAAAGCCAACTCGTTGAGGACTCTCTCTGCCGTGATATCCAACTTCGCCAGCCTTTTACCTTGGAATTTAGCTATTTCCAGCGATACTTTAGGATGCTTTAGCAGTTGGCATCCTTGGCTCTCTGCTGTGCGTGGGCTGTAACCTGCTGATAACGCTGCTCTTTTAGCGTCTAACCCATTGGCAAGATACTCTGCAACAAACATCGACTGTTTAGGAGTCAGCGCCATAGGAGAAATTGTACCTCATCGCGTCAAGCAGGGCGAGACTTTTGCCTTATCTGACGAGCGCGCTGGTAACTTCGCTGGAGGCCAAGGAACACCCCACTTCGCAAACTGCTCACTTGTCCATCCACCAGTTGGGGTCTTGGCGTCTTCGATTTGTTTTCTGGTTATCACTTTTTGTCCTTTCCTTACGATGGGCTTTTGTTTTGTTGTGCTTAGACCTACCTCTGGCGTTGGTGGTAGGAAAACTCTAACCGTGATGCCGCGGAGACGACGCATTGACTTGCGCCGGAGCCTGCGATCGGCAAGGCATTTAGTGTGGCTCTCCCATC